TCAGTAGCAGACCTTTCCGCGATGCTTCTTCGCTCCAGGCTTCCAGCACAGCGCGCCGTCAGCCTTGAGAATGCGCCAGCCGCGAGGACACGCGCAGCGCACCCCCGACTTCGTGACGCCGTCGCGAACGCGCTGCTTGTTCACCGTCGCAGCGGCGATGCGCGTGCAGGTCTTCTTCGCCTTGGCGCTGCGTCCACGCTTCGCGAGGCATGACGCCTTGACGTACTGATACTGCCGCTCGCTCGACGCGCTCCATGCTGCGGGCATCAGTAGGCTCTCCTGCAAGGCTTCGCCGGGGAGCAGATCTTCTTGCGCGAGTGCTTCTTCCCCGGCTTCCAGCACACCTCACCACGCGCTGCACGCCAGCCCCGAGGACAGACACACGTCAGCCCAGAGCGAGGCTGCGACCGCGTCAGGCAGAGTGCGCTCCTGACTGCCTTCCGAGCACAATCGGTGTCGCCGCGTGCCTCGCACGCCTTCTTCACGCGGTCGATCTCGCGCAGGTACTTCCTCTGCATCTCTTCGCCGCTGGTCATCAGTAGGCTCCGAGCGGCACGACGTTGTCAGGCTCCCACGCTCGCGGGATCGGTCGCCCGTCGCGCATCGTGAGGCTCGGCTGCGTCTTCAGTCCGAGAACCTTGACCGCGTGATCGAGCACGACCCGCTGCCAGATCTCCTGACCGGGATCGGACGGCTTCTGACCGTTCGACTGCCGGTGCGCCCAGACGTACTGGAGGGGCATCCCGAGACTGCGGCCCTCCTCGTAGAGCCGCGTCAGGGCTGATCGGAACGACTCGATGGCCTGGGCGTCGAGCGGCGTCGGGCTTGCGCCCTTCCAGATGCTCGTCTCGTCCTCGCGCTTGGGCGTGCGCGGGTCGTCGAGGAGGCCGGGGTACTGCCCCTCGCACTCCAGCCCGAGCGAAAACTGATTGAAGTCGTTGCTCGTGTAGAGATACCAACTCAGCGGGCAGGGCAACACGACGGTGCCATCGCGGAACGCAACCGCGTGGGCCGGGATGCCGAGGGCGCGTCGGTTGCGCCGGTCGATGTCGTTCGACGGGCCGAACACGCACGCCGTCTGGTGAACGACGATGCCGGTGATCGTCTTCGGATCGCGCTCGAAGGTCTTGCCCTTGACGATCTTGCTCGTCGCGATGGTCGCGCCGTCCTTGCTCTTCTTATAAGGGAAGGGGTTCGTCTGCTCGTGGCGCAGGTCGAGGATCTTCGTCGTCATGAAGTCTTCTTCGTGAACGCGCCGAGGCGCATGAAGTGCTGGTAGTGAAAGACTGCGGCCCAGGCCCATAGCATGGCGAGGCCCCCGTTGAGGAGCACCTCTCCAATCGGCGCAGGCTTGTCGTTGAGGGCCGCGAGCAGATGCCCGCCAGTCACCATCGCGAGCGCAGCCTTGAGGCTCATGGCCCGCCAGCGGGGCCAAGTGTGGACGAGGCTGTTCTCGCGCCCGTAGAGCAGCACGATGAACGACGAAAGCCCCAGAAGGCTCACGATGTGGAAGATCGAGTTCACCACGATCAACGCTGACTCACTCACCGCTCGTCTCCTCGTGCTTGGGGAACCGCTTGGCGATTTCCGCATCGACCTTCTGGTTCACGATCTCCATGACGCGCAGTCCAAGAGTGCCGAGTACGAACGCGAGGCCGGTGCTCCACTTCGGGTTCGCCTCGCTGCCGAGATGCTCGACCACGAGGGGGGTCAGGTAGTTCGCGCTGCCGACACCCGCCGCGAGGGAGACGAGCGTGCCCCTCATGTTCGCCGCGCTTTGCCGTCCGACAGAGATCAACGACCCGACGAGGCCCGCGACGCACAGCACCACGTCCACGCCGAGCGAGTGCAGCATCTCCGTCACTTGCTGTGCTTCCTGGCGAGGTCCGCGTCGGTGCGCTGACGTGCCGCAGCGAGAGTCGCGTCGAGCGCGGAGAGCACCGCGTCACGCTGCCCGAGTCCGTCTGCGAGAGAGATGATCGCCTTGATCGCTTCGACCGCGATGCGGACCACTTCCGTCGGATGCATCACTCACCTCCGATCTGCTGCAAGGCCGCGTTGCACCGCGCTCGCTCCACGTCGAGGTCTTCGCGGTCCTGCTCGTAGCTCGTGCCCTGGCGGTCGATGATGGCGCGCTCGTTCGCGATGCAGCGAGCCGTCTCGGTGGCGTACCGCGTGCGAAGCTCTGCGGAAGCTCCGCAGCCTACCGTCGTCAGGGCTGACAGGATCAGGATGGTCTTCATGGCTCGATCACCGCCTGCACGACTTGGAAGTTGCTGATGCTGCCGGTCCAGTTGGGCGTCGTCTCCGACGACAGCGGCGTCGGGTTCACCGCATCGAGCGTCGAGTAGTAGCACCACGCACTCAAGCCCGACGAGTAGACTCGCTGCCAGTATCGGACGTGGGTGTACACGACGGTCGTGACCTGAGACGGGGCGTAGTAGACCGCCGCCGCAGGAGACTGCGTCGTGGAGAGGAGGTCGCCGCCTTCGTAGTAGGTTGCTGAAAAGTCAGCCATATCAGACCAGGGGCACTACGCCTTGGACCCACGGGATATAGAAAGATGCCGTGGCCTCGTAGTAGACGCAGACCTTCGGGTTCACCGTCGAGAGGTTGAACGTGTCGCAAGCGTTCTGAACGGTTCCGCCCGTCACGAGGCCGGTCGTGAAGCCCTTGGGAAACTGCCCGATGACGCCGACGATGCTCGGAAAGAAGCCCACGTCGCCGCCATATGGGTTGAGGCCCACGGTGCTGGGCCACATCGTCGTGTAGACGCTGTTGAAAGCCACGGCTGCGGTCGCTGCAATCGACGCGGACTTCAGGTACGAAGCTCCGCTGAGTCCGTACTTGTTCCAGTACCCCACAGAGATTGCGTTGTAGCCTCTGACGAGAGTCGCCGGGGTTGCCGTGCAGACCTGATAGCAGGGATCCTGATCTGCGGCGTTGTAGCTGCCCGCCGCGACCGCTTCGACGCAGAAGAACGCCGCAGGAACTCCGGTCGTCGCTTGGTATGTCCACGAGTAGACCGAGTAGACGCCATTCTCTGCCGTGTTGCTGGCGACGGCTTGGACGTAGCCCGCCGTCGCGCTTCCGGTCAGAGCCTTCGCGTTGCCCGATCCGGTCGTGCTCGTGTCGTCTGTCGGGGTCGCCCAGAGCACCTGACCGTCGCCGCCCGCCCCGGTAGTCGCCCAGACGGTTGCGGTCTGTGAGCCGGTGTTGCCCCCGAAGCCGGTGGCCTTGGAATACTTCACCGCAACCGCGTTGCTGTTCAACGTGCCCATGCCGAAGAAAAGCTGCCGTCCCGAGGTGCCGCTCGGATCGCGGAGCACCTTCCACGCGCCCGTCGAGTTCCACGCCGCTGCTGACACGAGCACGTTGTCGGTGACCCCTCCGATGGAGTTGTTGTAGGTAGCAACACCTCCCGTCGTGGAACCGCCGCCCCAAGCCACGGTGACCCATCCGGCGAGCTTGAGAGCCTCCGTGGTGGCGTAGATCCAAGACGCCGCTGCCGTTGACAGCAGCGGGACCGAGGTGTTCGTAACTCCAACGTAGGCCATTGATCAGTTCCTTCAGACGAGGTAGAGGCCGCGAGCAAAAGCGGTCGTGACGCCTGCTCCCGGCGTCAGCACAAGGTTGTACCAGCCAGCCGCGAGAGTCGGAGTGCCGGTGACCAGCACGTCATCGAAGCCTGTGATCGTACCGCTCGTGAAAGTCGCCGCGTCCACCAAGCCGAGCGTTTGCAGCGTGAGCGTCACCGTTCCCGAGTTGCTCGTCCCGATGAACGCACGCGAGGTCGCTGCCAGCGTGATGCCCGCAGGGACATAGACCGCGCCGATGAACGTCGCGACCGATGCCGAACCGTTGAGGGCCGTGCTGATCGGCGCGGCAACAGCCGTCGCTGCGATGGAGATCGAACCGGCCCCGTTCGTGATGCTGATGCCGGTACCCGCCGTCAAGTTCGCGAGCGTGTAGCCGGTGTTGTTGCCGATCAGCAGTTGCCCGTTCGTCGGCGTTGCGGTGAGGTTCGTGCCGCCCTTCGCGACAGTCACGGTGCCGAGCGCGATCACGGGCGTCGTGCCACCGCTGCTCGTGATCGGTGAGGTCGCCGTGACGCTCGTGACCCTGGTGGCCCATGACAGGGTGCCCGCGCCGTCGTTCGCGAGGACTTGGCCCGCAGTCCCCTGTGCCGAAGGGAACGACGTGGTGACGTTGTTGATCTTGGTGAAGTTGCCGGTCGAGTTGACGGCGAACGTCGTCCCGAAGATCGATCCTACGGACATTCCATAGGAGAAAAGACCTCCCGACTGAGGAGTCGCGATAGTTGTTGCTGGCAAGATTCCGGTAACGTCAGTCCTGTACGAGAAGCTGACGTTCGCGTACAGGAACCTGCCGCCCGCGATCCCCTTCACGGCAAAGCCCGCTGCCGCAACGCTTGCTCCAGAAGCGAGCGTAGCGTCACCCGCGCCGAAAGTGGCTCCAGCAGTTCCGATGTTTACGCAAGCAGAACCTGCCACATCGGAGTTGTTGCTGATCGTGCTGTACCCCGCCGACACGAAGGTCGAGGCGCTCGACCCTGCCGGAATGTCGATGGTCGAAGACGTGTTTCCGGCACGGTCGATAGAGATGGAACTGTCGAGGATCTCGACGGTTCCCTTAGAGACTTTGATCGCGCTTCCCGTCGCTCCAACAGCCGAAGATCCGCTCACGTCCGAACGGTTACGAATGAGCGTGTATCCCGCAGTCTGGACAATCGTGGAACCTGCTGCGCTCGGAGTCAGGGACACCACGCAGGAGTCGAGGTAGATGCTCGAAGTGGGTCTGCCGTTTATGTCAACCGCCGCGTTGCTGTTCGTGACCGCAGCCGTGCCGGTGGCACTCGTGTTCAGGACGTAGCAGCCGTACAGGCGCAGTCGTCCAGGGTAGTTCGCGCCACCCGTAAGCGTGACGGCAGAGCCTCCCGCGAACGCTCCCTGGATGTAGAGTCCGTAAAGGTACGTCTCGTTGAGGCTGGCGTTGAGAACAGGTCCGGTCGTGCCGAGGTCATAGGTGACCGAACCGATCTTCACGATCTTGTTCGACCCCGCGCCAGACATAGCCGCGATGATCAGCGGCTTGTTGACGACGTTGAGCAGGACGTTACCCCAGTCGCCCGTGGCCTTGGGGCCGACCATGATCACGTCGTTCGCGCTCGCGGCGTCTACCGCATCCTGAAGCGTTGCGTAGATCGTGCCGCCTTCGATCACGAAGTGCGTCTTGGTCGTCGCACCGCCCATGCCCTGCACGGTCGCGACCTGAGAGCCGCTGCCGGGACCGGCAAGCACGTCCTGCGTCAACTGCGTGATGCCGCCTCCCGCTCCGACCGCAGCCCATGCGACGGGGCCGGTCGAGGTGCAGACGACGAGCGCCACGAGCGTAGTGTCGAAAGCGGTGTCTCCCACCTGCACGTTGGAAGACGTTGGAAGGCTGCCCGTGGCGTAGGAACCCCAGTAGCTGTGCGTCTGTGTCGGTGAGCGAGTCGCCACGGTCTACCTCAGAACACGATGTTGTGGGCGACCTCGTCGGTCGTTCCGTTGTCTACGATCTGCGGTGCGGTGCCGTTGATCACGTTGAAGCCGATAGCCACGCCCGCGCCCACGCCCGCACTCGTGTCGATGCCTGTGTTGGCCGAGATCCGGCACGCCGTGATCTGACCCGTCGCCGCATCGCTCAAGATCCCTACAGACGTTGACTGGTCGGTCGGCAGAGAGATGCGAGCGTTCACGAGCAGGTTGATGTCGCCCAGGGTGGTCGCGCTCTGCACTCCCACGGCAGCCGCGTTGCTGCTCACGATCTTGGTGCCGCCAGTCACAGCGAGGTCCGCGCCAGCGCAGTAGACGCCGACAACGCCGAACTGGTTGAAGCTGCTCTCGTCCACGTCGGTCTGCCCGAAGGCCACCACACCAGCGTCTCCTCCGAGGTGCCGCACCATATCGAGGCGCAGCTTGCCGCCGATGCTCCCCGCCGTCGCCCTCCACCCTGCCAGCGAGTCGGCAGGGATGGGCGGCACGTCCGTGCTGGCCTGTAGCGCCTGCGACGGGTTCGTCCAGCGCAGCGTGTCATAGCCAAGCTGCGCGGCCTCCGTCGCGTTTGCGGGAGCCGACACGCCTGTGACGAACGTGCCGAGGAACGCCGTCGAGCCGAGGACGTTGCCCTGCGACCAAAAGGTGGTCGTGCCGGGGTTCCCGATCACAGCGTGTGACCCGTTCAGAGCGGAGAGTCCCTTGCCGTGCGAGTTCGTCAGGGTGTTGCCCGTGAGCACCATGATCGCGCTCTGCGACAGAGGCGGCTGCGTGTTGGGGCACGTCCAGACAATGAACGCGCTCGTCTCGGCAGAAGTGCAGCCCGTGACGTACAGGCTCAAGGGAGAGGCGGCAGGCTGGAACTGCTCGCAGTTGAAGAACTGCTGTACCGGGAAGGCGTTGCTCGGCGTGATGTTGTTGATCCCCAGGTAGCCGCCGAGCACCTCAGTCGGATTGGTGCCGGTGGTCGATACCACGTGCACGACGCGGGTGTTCCCGGTGATGACGCCGTTCTGACCGCTGTCGTAGGTCGTGTTGGCGAAGATGCCCGACACGCCGCTGCGATAGACGCCGATCAGTCGCCGTGTCGAGTTGTTGGGGCCGACGTAGGCAAGCTCGCAGTTGTTGATCTGCCAACCGTCCGAGCGGATCACGACGCCGAACTCCATCGTCTCGACGCGCACCGCTTCAAGGTAGTGCCCCGTTGCTCCCGCGCCGCCGCCGGGGGGGTTTATCGACACGGCAGAAGCGTTGGTGTCGGGGGCAGACCTACGCTGCTTGATCGTCATGTCGCGCAACGTGACGTTGCTCGTCGTGACCTCGATGAAGGTGACAGGGTCACCCGCCGCTCCCGCCGTCTGGACGACGGTCGAGGCAAGCCCTGCGCCTTGGATGGTTACCTGCTTGCTGACGGTGATAGCCGTCGAGGTGAACGTCTGCGCCGAAAGGAGAAGGCGATCACCGTTGACCACGCTCGCGTTCGCCAGAGCGGTGTTGATGTCTGGGTAGTCCTCGCCACCGAGAGTGCCCACGGTCCACGTCGTGCCCGTGGGAGCGGGAGGAGCCACCGGCTCGATGGGTGCAGGGGGGCCTCCAGGCGTGCTGTTGGTGCCGTCGAGGAGCGCAACGCAGCGATCTTGCTCAAGCGTTGCTCCGTCGCCCGCGAAGAACGCCGAGAGCAGAGTGCTCGTGCTGGCAGGGTTACGAGTGAGCGTCACTTCGACTCGCTCACAGTACGCCCGACCGATGCCGGTCGCCTCGACAACGCCGTTGCCGCTACCGTCTCCGGTGTCTGTCACCTCGATCTTCATGTCCCGAAG